TAGCATTTTTTCTCCGCCACATACCTAAACTGTCGTCCCTTTGAATCAATCCATAAGCTCCTAGCTCTATCCCAGATTATGTTTTTGCTCAGTCCAGTAATTTCAGATAACTGTTCAGCAGTACCTGTTACTAGAATTCGATCACCATGCCAGATTGCAATTTTTCTCGGTGTTCTCCGTTTGGGCTTTTCAGTCCACATTGATTTACCGAGCTTTTGGACTTCTGCAACTATTTCTTTGTCTTCCTGCCAAGATTCTGACTTGGTTAATTCAGCAATTCGTTTCATTGTCGCTTTCTTATCCACGATCATTCCTCCAATCTACGAATTTCCCTTCTTAAGTTCTCAATGTGCAAATCGATTGCCTTTCTCGCCGTTTCATTGACCATTACTGCCTTTGTCCGCTCCAGTTCGTCAATCTCCCGTTGAAGGCTTCGAATACGCATTTGAATCACTTCTTCTGTTGTCATGATGGACCACCTCGTTAAAACCGTTCTTCCTTGAACGTATTCCGATATTTTTTAGCTAAAATCAATGGCACTTGATATTTATGACAAAACAATTTTGCCTTGATCTTAAAGTCTTTTGTCTGCATCCCTTTAACATCTACGACTTTGACAAGTTTGCCGTTTTTATAAAATGTGAAGTCGGGAATATACTCGATCTTGCGATACTTCTTTCCGTCTAGTTCAAATTTCGGCATCAGCTCAAATCGTTCCTGAAGTTTCACTTTCCAGCCATTCGCTTACGCTTGCCACAAGGCTAGATCGTAGTACTCTGCTTCTGCGATAGAATCGAACTTGATACCTCGATGGATAGTTTTTCGATTACGATATTTATTCATTCTCAAGAAGCGCCTCCTTCTTAGCCTGATAAGCAGCAAAGCGGGCTTCTAATTCTGCTTTTTTATCAGGATCTAGCGTCTTTTCTTCTTGAGGTTTGTTGACCCAATCAGGTAACTTTTCACGCCGTACATTGTTTTGACGTTTAGGAAGATAGTTTTGTTTTTTCTTGTTCTTAAAATCTTCTTGGGCTTTTTCTGCTGATTCTATTGTCTTAATTCCTTGATTACTCCATGAATTTAATATCGCTTCAACATATTTTTTCAATCCTGGCATCTCAACGTTGTTTTCGAAAGCTAATTTAAAAGCAAAGAGAATCATATCTGCTCCCCAAGTTTTAATCATCGGTCCTAATGCTCCTTGCAAAAGTCCAGTAGGTGCTTTCCCCCAGTTTTTTTGGATGAACTCATACACGCCTATATCATCTTCTTTATTTGTCTTGTTTTGTTTTGTATTGTTTATATAAGCTGAAGGATTTACTGTAGAATCTACTGAAGGATTTACTTCCCTATTTACTTTCGGATTTACTTTACTATCTACTGGAATATTTACAGTAGCGGAGTTTTCTACCGTATTATCTACTGTAGTTTTTACTGTAAAATTTCCAGTTAGATCAGAAAGAATATAAACTCCAGCTTTTGTACGACCTCTCTTTTTATATTGAAGGAGTCCGTTTTGGATCAATTGATTACGATTGTTAATCAATGTTTTTTCAGACGTTTTAGTCATTGCTTGTAGCCTTGTATTGGCAATCGATAATTCGCTCTGCCATCCACTTTTGTTTGCTATAGCCATTAGCTTATACCAAAGCAGTTGGGGACCAGCGCCAAGCTCGTTATATTCAAGCCAATTGTCAAAAGCATTAAGCTGTCCGATGTAATCCAATTGAGTCCCTCCTTTCGTTCTAGTAATTTGAGGGAGAAAACTCCCTCATTATTTGTTTAACGGCGGATTAGATGCATCAAATAATCCAGTTTGTACATCTTCGTTTTTTTCAGAAATAACCTCTGCTTCTTTTCTTTAAGGAATATCTTCCTCAACTTCTGTTTCAGCAATAATGCTGCCATCTTCTTGAACTCTTTGGACTCTCTCATCCGATGTGGTAGCTTCTTGCATTTCAATGGATAAGATCCCCCATTTAGAAAGAAGATTTCTCAAAACAGTTTTTCGTGCCATTGCATTGTAATCAGATGCCCACACACCACTTAACTTTGTCTTATCTCGATCTTTATTGTTAGCAATTCGATGAGCTTCAATTTCTTGTTTGGTCCAATAGACAGTTTTCTTGAATCCATTCAGTAATTCAAAATAGCCAACATATCCAATGACTTCATCAGATGTTCTACCATTTGGATCAAACTCAAACTCTTCTGTCAGTCGGTTCCAGCTTTTTAGTTCTCCTTCGTAAACTTCAATCACATTTAATGCTTTGTATTTACCTGATCGTTGGGCTAATTGGATATATCCTTTATAGCCAAGCATAAATTGAGCTTTCTTTTCCCATTTTCCTGTTTGCTTGTTTTTACTATTGAATGGAACTAAATATGCATAACCTAAATTCTTATCTAGCCCAAGATTTAATGTTGCAGCAGTTAACGCACCACTCATGATAGACATCGGTTCACTATCTGCAAGATAACTGTCATTAGATACAAGAGTCATAACATTCGACATAAAAGCATTAGCATTGTCATGAAGTACTTCTTCAAATTTCTTTCTCATTGTTGGTGTATTCATTAGAGCTTTAAGCCCTAACTGTCCTGGTGCAACTTGTTTCTGTGGCTTTTCTGCCAATTGGTTTTTTAACGATTCATTTGTTGCCATTGTTTTTTTCCTCCTTCAGCGGTAATCCGCAAATCACACAATAATTCCATGATGGTTCTCGAAGTTCGCTTCCACACCGTGGGCATCTATTCATTATTTGATCTCCTTTTCGGTTAGTCTTCTTGATTCAGTAACGTTATAAATCTCTTCGTCATTTGCGATATCTGGATATTTCTCTGCTAGTTTCTTCGTGTTCATGCGTTTAGTACTAACAAGTTTCCAGCTGATAATGTTCCTTTGTGTAATGCCAATACTTGCCTCACGTTTTCCTAGCTCGCTGATAATCTCGTTGTCTACTTGACGGATAGCTGACTCAATTTCTTTTTTCGTCCGCTTGAGTTCTCTTTTTTGCTCGATAAGTTCATCAAAACGCGATGGTAGAGCTGTTTGATTTTCTTCTACATCTGCATATTTTTCTTTTAAGAAGTCAGCAGTCGCTTCACTTCCGTCAATTACAGGCTCGATACCTTCAACTACATTTGTTTCCCAAAATTCAACCAAGCGTTCTGTAATCGTATCGATCAATTCTTGATCTCTCGCAATTCGCTTCCAAATGAATCTTTGTCCGCCAATCAACACAGCGATATAACAATAATCTTTATTTAAAACATTCATATAATGTTGAACCTGACAGAGATAGCTAAGCGGGACTTCTTCTCCTTCCCACTCTTTACCAAGAAATTGGTTAGCTGTTTTGCATTCAAGAATGGCGTTTTCCCCTACTACGTCACGATCAATATTTGCTCTTAAAAATGGATGTAATGGATGTTCAAATACTTGGTTTCTTCTACGTACTTTTTTGCCTGTTCGTTCTTGAAATTCTTTGGCAACAACTTCTTCTAAAACATTGCCCCAATAAGCTGGTTCATTTTCTGATTCTTCAAGTACGACTTGTCCTGTTTTTTCTAGCCAGAGTTGATAAGGTGATTTCCACTTATTCAATCCTAAAATCGTTCCGACATCAGAAGCTCCGATGCCTTTCTTACGGTCTTCAAGCCATTCTTGACGGCTCATTTCTAAGGTAGATTTACTCATCGTCTTCCTCCTCTTTATGTGGCGTGCCCCATTCGGGAGTCGTCAAATACTGATCGAGCGCTTGTCCAAAATCATTCATTGTTTTAGCCTTCCTTTCGTGCTAAAATACAGTTAAGTTATTTTGATATGTTGCCGATTAGCGATTGCCGTCGCTGGTCGGTCTTTTTTGTGTTGGCATTTTGAAACTTTCTCTTACAGCAGTAACCGTTACTAAGGTTCCCCAATAAATAAGTGCATATGCTGGATTAATACTTGCCAGTACGATTGCTACTAGACTCATAAGCAAAGCGCTCTTGACAGTCATTTTAAATACAGTTTTCATTTCTTTCTCTCCTCTCTATATTTAGCAATTTCGCTAGCAAGATCTTCATTCATATGATTCTCTAAAAATCGAGCGACTTCAGTTTTAGGAATTCTAATTTCACCGAGTTTCAAAAAACCGATGTATCCCATCTCAATCAAATCTTTAACATTTTGAGGATTTGTTGTTATAGCTAATGCCGCTTCAGTAACTGAGTATGTTAATTTTTCAATGTTTCTTTTATTGTTGCGCTTCAAGACAACTTTTTTTGGAAAAATATTTTCCAATGTTTCCATTTCCATCATCCTTTCATATATCCTTGTGCTACCCAGTACGACAGCCGTTCCTCACTAAGCTTGCGAATATCGATTCCAAGTATTTCGCATAATGCACTTATTAGTGTTACTTCCACCATAATTTCATCTAAAAATTCATAAGCATATGCAATGATTTGTTGACGATCATCAACAGTTAAGTAATTTACTTGTTTAAGAAGAATTTTCTCTACTTCTTGCTTCTTCTGTTTCCGCTCATCTGATTCAATCATTTGCAACTTGTCTAATGATGAAGGATCTCTCCTATAAACATCACCATCTATTGATTTAAATAAACCAAAGAACTCATGAATCACTTGAAGAGTGAAATCTGAATCTCTAAAATGATCCGTTAACGCCTGAGCATTTTCCAACGTCACGGGCTTCGTATTAAGCAATGTTGTCCAATCGCTTAATGACTGTTGAGAGACGTTGATTTGTCTTGCTATTTCCTTTTTGGTCTCACCACTCTTATTAATTACTTCGACTAACGATTCTCGAATAACACTTGATTTTTTTAACAGTTTAAACACCTCATATTCTTATTCGCCCGTATATCAATACGAGCAATTTTTTTATACTATTAATTTAAAGAATCAAACGAAAGCTGCTTCGTCTAATTCACGTTCAAGCTCTTTTTGGACTTCTTCAACTAGACGATCGAGTTGATCATCATTTGCACATTTGATGATGTGGACTAGTCTAGGTCTAGCATCAAGTACGATGTTTATTTTTTCTTGTCGTGACATGAAAAGCACTCCTTTCTTAGTTAACTAATAATTTGTAGACAATTGAAACAATAATAGAAAGTAATATTGGTAAAACTACGGTGCAAAATGTTCCTTCAAGAAAATCTTTATCTTTTTTCATTTTGCCATCTCCTGTCTGTTGTTCTAGGTCTAGCATCAAGTACGATGTTTATTTTTTCTTGTCGTGTCATTAGAATCATCTCCTCATCATTTAGTTTAGTTCCGTTTTAGTTAACTCTGTCTCTAAAAAAATATCGTCTGGTTCTTTATTAAACACCATAGCGATTTTGACTGCATTTTCATAGGAGAGTTTTCTTTTTCCTTTCTCGATCATCCAGTAAAATTCTTTAGTTAGACCAGCTTTATCAGCTACATCTTGAAAAGTTTTGCCGTTTTCCTTTCTAATTTTTTCTAGATTTTTTAGCACCATTTAAGTTCCTCCTTTTGTTAACTTCAAGTTAACTATATTTTAATTAACTATCTGTTAATTGTCAATACAAAATTACACAATTAGTTAACTTTTTTTGTATCCCTTGTGTTAACCGTTTGTTAACGATAAAATCATAATAGAAACGAGGTGTTAACATGGACTTTGGAACCAGATTAAAAGAATTAAGAAAAAGTAAGAAATTAACCCAACAACAATTAGGTGATATTATCCATGTATCTAAAGTTTCAATTTCTGGTTATGAACGTGGGGAACGAAGCCCCGACAGAGAAACTCTAACAGCACTTGCTGATTATTTTAATGTCACAACTGATTATTTATTAGGTCGAAATCAAACTCCGGATTGGGCAGATAAAGATGATTTGATTGAACTCGATAAAATACTTGATTCAAACGTAGATATGGCTTATGGCGGTGAAACTTTAACAGATGAAGAGAGACAACGGGTAAAAGATGTTTTGACAGGTCTATTTTGGGAATTTAGAAAAGAAGACAAAAGTAAAGAGAAGTGATTTTCTATGGAGATGGACGTAATTAGTCTAGTTGGCAAACTGAAGCAAAAATATAATTCAGCTAATCCCTTTACTATTTGCGAAAAAATGGATATTCAGATTAGGTATGTTCCTTTTTTGAATAATCCAAAGGGACAATTTCAAGAACTGTTAGGGCGTTCGGTTATTCTTCTAAATCACGAACTAAAGTATTCTGAAGAACGGTTCTATATTTGTGCTCACGAACTAGGTCACGCAATTTTTCATCAAGGTTTATCTAGTTATTATGTCTCTACTCGATCCTCCAGAAGCAAATCAGAAAGCGAAGCGAATTGCTTTGCTGCTAATCTCATTGTTTCTCTTTATAAAGAAGACAACGATCAATACCCTAGAAAAGTTGAGGAATTAACAAATTTGTATGGGCTTCCTGAAAGTATGTATAGATTTTTAATTTAACATGAGAAAGTATAAACAGTATGTTAGAAGTTACAGGTTTTATTAAAGATAAATATCCAAGTCTTCCACATAAAAAATTATTATCAAATACTACTTATGAAGATGGATTTTATTTTAAAGTTTTTGTTGATTATGATGATATTAGTGACCGAGCAATGGCAATTGAAACTTCTGATTCGATTATAGTCAATGCTATAAATAAAAAATATGATACTGATTTCCATAAATCTGATGTATATACCTACTTAAATCAAATAAAAATAAAGACAATTTTAAAAGACTTTACCAAATTAATGCATCTTGTAGATGATGAAATATTTAGCTATCAATTTATAGAAGCTAACGAAGTGTACGATCAAAAATTATTTTTAGCATCTGGTTGCGTATATGGAGTATGTATTGAACGATTATTATTTTTACTAGCTAAACGTCATGAATTAGTCGTTGAGATAGATAATACTCAATTAGGAACATTAATTCATAAACTAATAAAAAATAAAATCGTTGAAAAAACAGATGAGAATAGATTAAAAATTGCTGCTAGATTTAGAAATCAAACAGCACATACTAATTCTTACTCTTTAAAGATGGATTGTGATATTTTAAGAAGCTGTATAGATTATATCATTGTAAAATATTTTAAATAGTTATCTCAAAATGGTCCCTAGTAAGACTACTATAATCATCCTCGCCTGTATCTAATTTAAAGAACAATTCATATAGACAATAAAGATATTGAGAGCTTACTTCACAACCGTGCTCGAATAGTATTGTATAGACCATACCTCTTATTATTTCAGCTTCATTAGTATCTAAATAAACTGCATTTTTCATTAAGAATCACCTCTCTCTTATTATACATAAAAATTTATATTTAAATTAAACTTTTGGCGACTATCACTACCTGCCATTAAGTGGGAGTAAATATATTTTTATTGTTATGGAGGAAGAAATGAAAAAAATAGTTGGGGTAGGATTAATTCTGTTCTCTAGTATCGTACTAGGAGCATGTGGAAATAGTAATTCAAATTCTGATACGCCTAAAGAAACAACCACTGCGAGCTCTACAATGGTTTCTCTTGAATTCAGTAGCTCTGTGGAAAAAAAGACTAATCTTCTATCAAATGATTCAGATTTCGGAAAAATAGCTGATAATGTACCTGATGGAGAATCCATAGAAGTACAAGGTAAACAAGATTATTCAACCAATTTTAATGATAATTCTTGGGCGGGTGTTAACCTAAATATCGATCGGGTCTCAGTTGTGAAAACTACTGATATCAAAGACTATTCTGATAATCAATACAATGGTTTTGTAGCCGTGCATTACAACATAGATAATACACAACAAGATGTATCTATATACCCTAATCAAGCCACAATTGTAACTGACTATGGTGAGCAAGTTGATGATGGCGGGGTCTTTAATTATGATTCATGGGATGGTGACTTCATGAAAGGAACAAAAAAAGATGGTTGGGGCATCTATCCTTTATCAAAACTTCCTGATGCATCTTCAATCAAATCCCTTCGATTGAAGATTGATTCTAGCTATGAAACTGATAATTATGATGATGAAAACTCGTATCACACATATGATATTAATTTAAATTTACAATAAAGATTGGCCTTCGGGCTTTTCTTTTTAAACGCAAAAGAACATAAGTTCGTATACTTCTATTGAAAATACGGATTTTACATCTATTCACTCTCTATATGTACCAAAAGAATTTAACTATCGTACTAATGACATAGCAATATGAAAGGACTGATTTTATGCGTGGCGGTGTGAGAAAACGTGGAAAACGTTGGTATTATTATTTTGAAGATATCAATGATGATGGCTCAAGAAAAAAAGTGGAGAAAGTTGGCGGAGACACCCGACCAGAGGCCGAAGCTGCTTTACGAAAAGTTTTATCAGATATTGACGAAACAGGACAATACTTTTTAGGTACGGATACTCGAGTAAAACAATACCTTGATTTTTGGATGGAGGAATACGTTAAACTAAATCTAAAATACAATACCTATGAAAACTACCGATTTACCATCAAAAATCATATAAACGGTTATTTAGGAATATTATTTGTCAAATTAAGCGAGACAAAACTTTCCATTTACGTAACTCAAAAAA